GAGACCACGATGGAGAATCATAATCTTCGAGATTACTTTTCTTTAATTCTTTAACCCTATTATAACATATTTCAGATAGTTTGTCAAGTAAAATATTACTATTTCTTAAATAATCTTCAAATTCTTTACGTTTTATAGGGTCAGAGAGCCCTTTAGTCCACTCAGTTTTCATATTATTCCTGTTGTTGGGCCTGTCTGGTCGCCTGTTGTACTTGTTCAGGTGACATTCCTGCTGTCTGCTCTTCCATAATCATTTGCTCAGCAGCAGAGGTTACTTGAGCTGTTCTAGCTTGCTCTTCGATGCGTACATTCTCACGCACGATGTTGTATTCGCCAATCTCAAGAAGGTCTTCGATGATTTCAGCAAGTCTGAGACCAGAGAAGTGTACTGAAACTGATGGGTCTTGTAACATTGGGGTAGCACTGATCTGAGCAAGGTCTTGGAGAAGGTTGGCTTTACGTGCAAATCTACGAGCACCTAGTGCTTTCAACTTACCTTTAGCTGTGATATCCTCTTTAGTAATAGACAAGAAGTCAATAAAGTGGAAGTCAGTATCTTCAATTCTAACCTCTTCAGTTGCAACAAAGTTACGTCTAGCTGTTTCAACCATTGAATTGAGAATAGGCTCAAGGAATACAGTCTCGAAGTGAGCGGTCTTGTTCAGGAAGACTCTATTAGCTCCATTCTCCAGTACTTGAACCTCAAATTTAGTTTTCTCACCCGGAGTCCTGAAACCCATAGCTTGTCGTGGAGCACCAGCAAACTCTTCCATTGTTTGCATGATCTGAGCAATCTCAGAATTAGCAGATAGAGCTGAGGCGTCAGGTGTCATAAACTCTACATCACCATCATCACCTACATAGATTCTAGCGTTAGGTCCGTACTCAAAGTCTTCTACCAACCCTCTGATCTTGAAGACAGGGTGTACAATAAGATCAAGAGCATCTGCTTTAGCATTCTCAAGGTGGTCAAGTCGATACTGGAGACCAATCAGGTTATCCAGAGGACCCATAGCATAGAGGTTATCTGGGCGCTGTCTCCAACCAGCGTGGAAGATAGGAGGAGAACCTAACCATGAAGAATGTTGCTCTTTCTTAATAATATAAGCTCTGTCAGCAACAACGATATGCATATTGCTGTGGAGTGTTTGTGTATCAGTGTCGTATATGTCACCATAGAACTCTAACAGCTCTACGTAGTCACTCTCGAAGTAGTTAGTATATGAGCTGAAACCATCAGCAAGATATGCTGCATTCTTCTTTACATCTCTAGGACCTGCACCAGCAGTCTTGACCTTACCTCTAAGAGCAATCATCTCATGGAAGATTTCCTCAAGGTAACCTTTTTCAGGATGGTCTTTGATAACTCTAGCTATCTCAGCAATAGTGGTAAAGGTTCTCAATACTTTAGGAGACTCTTTAAAAGACGAAGCTGTAGGATCAAATACAATATCCTCAGGGCTGATACGTCTTAGTCGTGGACCTACATAACCTTGGATAGTCTCACCAGTGATAGGGTCTTGATGATACTCACTTACAAACTCCTCCATAGCGAAGCAGTTACCGTAGTCAATGTAATCCAAGATACAAAGAGAGACCTGATCTCTAAAATCAGTCTGTCTCATCTTCTCTCTCATGTAAGCTTCAATAGCTTCTTTCTTTTTCTTGGTATTACTGTCCTTATCTCCACCTTCCCACGAAATAGCTCTGTCATTAGGGAAGATAGCAGACATGTAGTTAGCATGTAGGTTATCCCTGATCTGGCAGAGTTTAGGAAGGTGTGTAGAGTTTTTCCAGCCTAGATTACCTGCAGTCGTGCTGCGAGTATCCGTAGCGAAGATATAGTCTCTGGTCTCTTTAGTTAAAGTGAGCCAACTGTGGCGGAAGTTATTCCATTTGTCGTACTTGAGTGCGATCTCACACGCCATACGGTCCGCATTAGCATACTCTTCAAATGATACAGCTTTAGGCAACTACGCCTCCAAATTTCTTGTGGTAAATAATATTAGATACAGTACTACTTCTCATAGAAGCACTACCGGGCGGTGTGATGTTGTCAATCGCGTTAGAGAGGGCATCCTTACAGTCATCGTGAGGAGGGAACTCCATAATAAGCTCGTCCTCCAGTACCTGACAGTTACCACCCCTATAGTGCCATACAGCACGGTTCTGGTATACTGGATCAAGGACAGCCTTCATTCTCTCTTCTTTTCGTCCAGACTGAGAGTTAGGTTTAACCTCTACAATAGACATCATGATGCCATTAGGTCTCAAGTATGAGTCTTTCAACTCTCGGACAATAGATTGCTGTGCCGAGACAGTCTCAGCTATAAGTTTTTTAAAGTCCCATTTGATATAAGCCTGTAACAGTTGCTCATAATAAACCTTGATAGAGTCTGTTTTAAAGCGAATAACGTCCAATACATAGTAGTTCCTATCTGAATCCATTCCTAATACAATAAGAGCAGTATAGTCAGACCTGTTACCAATACTGTAGGAGAAGTCCATCGCGGCTACGACATTAAGCCTTCTACGACCTAAGCCTTTACCATAATACCAATGACCTTTCTCTTGTGTAAGAAGCTCTTTATCATAATACTGGAACAAGCTTCTGTCTAGTCCAACACCATCACCACTGTTAGGGTCATTATAGTACTGGGCGTAGTATTGTGTCTTGTCTGGATACTTAGCTCTTTTAGTAGCTAGAACACGTCTATCGAATCCGAACCAACGACCATCTGATCTTTGTTGACGTGGCCACAGGAACTCACCTGTACCATCACCTTGATCTTCAACAGCTCTTTCAAATATCTCATAGACAGGTTCCATAGCGGTTACTTCACCATCGTCGTCATAGACCTCATACTGCATGGTAAGCATTTCACCATAGAGGTCTTTAGGGTGGTAACGAGTACCTACAACCCACTCTTGTGCATCAGCACCCTCAATAGAGGCTAGGAGTGAGAACTGGCTCTTAACCTTGGTTCTACCTTCTTCTGTGTAAGCATTCTCATAGACAACAACATCGTCTAGGACAGCTACATCACAGTGGAGACCAGTAATAGCAGTAGTAAGACCACCAGTAAATACCGTAGGGTCTCGTACACCCTCTTCTTTACGTTTAGGGTGATCAACACTGAATTCAGAAGAAGTCCACTTCTCTCTCTTACCAATCTCTGGATGCACCATTTCTGGCCAGTATTTGGTGTAAATAGGAGAGGTTAGGATGTCTTGAATAAACTTAAGCTGTTTCTCGGCTAGGTTTGATGTAGCAGAGACATATAGAATACGACAGTCTGGGTTATTAGTGATGTGCCACGCAACCCTGTATGCAACATACCGGCTCTTACCGTGGTCACGAGGAAGCAGTGTGATTTGAAACCTACTTGCTTCCTCTCTAGTCCACCACCCACACAACTCTTGGTGTACAGAGCCCATCACATTCTTAGGTGCAATAAGCCTGATGAAAGTCTCTAGATCAGCTTCAGCAGCTTTCCTGAACTTCCATTGAAGAGGTGTGAGGGAGTCATCTGTGCGAATAGCCATATATTATGCCAGTGGGAATTTATTAGGACCGATCATCTCCCAGTTAAATCGGGCTGTGACTGTGTTACAGATTGCACCTAATTCATCAAACATAATGAAGCGTACATCTGAGTTTGCGTCAATGTTGCCTCGGTCTTGTTGAATAACAAAAGGTAGGTTACTGCCTGCTGAGAAGGTCTCAGAGATTAGCGTAGCCTTAGCTTGGTAGACTTCCTTAGCTTCTGTGACATTGGCTGCAACATAGCTGAACGGGTCTCGGCCAATAACAACCTTACCATTAGAAAGGGATGTACCATCGAACTGGCCTGTAATCTTAGAGACAAAACCTTTACAGTTTACAATCTCAATCTCTTCAGCGGAGATACCGGTAGGATCAACATCAAGGCTGATGCCATAAGAATCATTCTTACCGTTGACACCGACAATCAAACCATCCTCACACCCTTGGTGGAAGCGCATCTCTACTGCAGAGCTTCCATCGTGCAGAGTACCACCGTTGATAACAAAACCTCTTGTACGGCCAATGTCATAGCAGTAGCGTCCGATATCAAACATGCTCAAGCCAGTGATGCTAACGCTGTCTACTGTCTGTACAGCAGAGTTGATATTAGAGTGACAAGCAACTGATACACCGTCTAGTACGACACCATCAATAATACCGCCAGTAATGGACAAGGACTCTGTTACATCGTTACCGAGGTCAAAGACTTGTATTCCCATAGACACTGAGCGAAGCATCGGGTTGGTGATCGTGACATTCTGACAGTTCTGGACTGCAATAGCTGCACCAACGTTCTCTTGGACAGTTACGTCAGCTAGATCAACAGAACCTGTGAAGGTTGCGCCTCTGAAGGTAATCGCGTCTCCATCATCACCTAAGACAACAAAGGTATAGCGACCTGAGGAGGTAATAGCCATAGAGCGGTACGAACTGTTGGTCAGGTTAGAGCCGGAGCCTAGGGAGACAAACAACGTACCAGATGTAACAGTGACTGGCACTTCTACAATAAAGGCTTTGGTCGTGTCGCCATCGTTTGTACCTAGGTCATAGGAGACACCTAAGGCAGTATTCTGAGTCTGCACAGCATCTACATTACCTGCAGTCCCTGTCCATGTAAGGACGCCACCTGAGATACCTACACCAGTTGCTACAGTCCAGTCTCCGGTAGCTGTGGAGATCATGTTCTGTTTAGTCACTAGTGCGGAGTTAGCAATGTTAGGGGAGGTTACTGTGATCTCACGAGTATCGTTAGTTGCTTTAATCCGTAGACCAGTACCTGCTTGGCGATTCATATCAATAATAGGGTTATTAATATTAACTCGAACACAGTCTTGAATGTCTAAAGATTCTTTGTGGAACTCACCACTATCGTATGTGTAGCAGTTATATAGGATTGGGTTGTTCAGGTTGAACTCGTAAATACCACGGTTGATGTCCATGCCTTCAGTAAGTGTGCTTACCGCATGGAAGTTATTGACAGTGAGGCGTCTAACGAAACGATCAGCAGTTGCTACATCACCATTAGTGTGTAGGCCAGAGTAACATCCATTTACGTACATACCTTCGATAACCATGTCATCAATTTGTACATAAGGGTTTGTTTGGATAGCACCATATACTGAGCTAAGGCAGCGGAAGTTCTCAATGTAGATGTTATCTCCACCATTGAACAGGATAGGAGACACGTTATTTACAAGGAAGTCTTCACCGCCGATATTAGTTACCTGCACAGTACCAATAAGGAAATTGCTAGAACCTCCATCCATCTCCGCATCGATCAGTCGGAAACTAGTGCAACCAGCAATAACTTGGATAATATTAACATACTGCTGAGAAGCCAGCGTCATCACTGCGCCTTTTTCAAAGACACAATCAAACGGGACATCAACTACAACTGCACCTGTCTGGGCAAAGGTACCCGAAGCTGCGAGTGGAGTAGCTGCATTAACGTAGTAATCACCTGTACCCTTAGGGACAAAGATCATTACTTCTGCATCAATGGCTGCTTGGAAAGCAATTCTGTTCTGTGTAGCAGAGGCTGTCAGTCCATCTGACTTACCACCTAAAGCAGCTAGGGAGACTCTACGCCCAGAGGTGACCATATCAAAATGGCCTGTACCATCAGTGAGATCAATGATAAACATATCATCACCTGAGCCAGACCCACCAGTAGTGTAAATGTAAAGAGCATCACCCCCGTCGTTCGCATCGTAGTAACCTTTAGTCTTGACTAGTTGTCCATTAGCGAGGGATGAGCCTGCAAGTGCTTTGAGGTCTGCTACAGAGGAATAGGATAAGACAGTAGTAGATAGGTTGCCAGCAACTAGAGCACTAGCTACTTCATCTACATAACGTTTATTAGCCCCATCTGCTGCAACAGTAGGGTCCTTAAGATTAATGATCTTATTACTATTGAGGTCCAGCTCTGCTTCCATAGAGTTAGGAGTAGACCCATCCCTACTGAGGGTATTGTTGAAAGCTGTCTCTAGAGCGTCTAGGTTATTGTTGTAGGCATCAATAGCTTGGAAGCCATTAGACGTAATATCTGTAAAGGTTGGGTGCTTAGCCATTTATGTTTTTTTCCTGCTTCTACCGTTATCTCTACGGTTGGCTGAGGTACTACGTACCCTTGTATTCTTTCTTGAGTTAGAACCACCCTTTGACAGCTTCTTCTTGTGGTCGATGTCTTTACCACCGCCTCCACCTCTTTTATGTGAGTTCTTTACCTTACCATCTTTAATAGCTCTACGTCTAGCCTTATTTCTTTTAGCTCTATCTTTCTTAGGCTTCGCTTTAGCATTGTATGTCTTCTTGGCCCTCTTTTCAGCCGGAGACATCTTCTGACCTTTAAGTGCCATTAGTTCATCCTTATTCCAATACGTTCACCATCTGCCGCATCTTCTTCAATAAGTCTTACACTCCTTTTCAACTCACCCTTGATCTCTGCCTTGGATGGTCTACCTCTGGAGTCTTTCTTATCGTAGTCAGCCGTAGCCAAGTACTTAGAAGCCGCTAGCGCTTGAGACGAATCACTCTCTGCAATCTCTTTAATCTTCTTGATCGCTTGACTCTTCTCTCTCATACGCAGCTCTTTCTGCCACTTATCATGAGCTTCCCTGAACCAACTACACTTCTCCAGCATAGTCTCCCAGTGCTCATAGTTCCCAAAGAACTTGATGGCAGTCTCGTACCCTGTCGGGTCCTCGGAGACAATGAAGTGAGTTCGCATTATTGGTCGGTCATCATTATCTAGATTCCTTTCCAACCAATATGGAGCTTCTACTTCCTCTTCTTTCATATTAAAAGAACGACAGACATCAGCAAAGAGAGACCTAGTTCTCCAACCCGACTTACCTGCTGATTTAAAGTCCAGACTCATTTCTCACCTTTTCTAGGACGTCTCTTATATGGTTTAGGAGTCGCCTTAATAGTAGGTAGTGTTTTCTCAGATTCAGGTACAATCTTATAGACCCGATCTTTCATTTTAATCTGTGGTTTAGTTAGAGACCGAAGATAATCATCATTCTCTCTAGAGGCTTGATAAGTTCCAGTCTTACCAATCCTATCTTTAGCTTTAGGATTCTTCTTTAAATCCCGTTTTTCTTTAGGTGTAATCTTAACCATTTAAAGTGATCCTAGTTGTTAATCTTTTAATTCGCTTCGCTCATTAGAGACAAAAACCTGAGTGGGTGGGCTAAGGGTGGGTATTACTCCCCCCAGAAACTCTAAGAAGACCACCTTGTCCAGAGGTAGTTGAATAGAGAGAGTGAATTAATCGCTATCGCTCATAAATAAAAAGGAGTTCCTTAGAACCCCCCGTTAACTTATCTCTACTTCTTAGTGGGTCTTTATACCCAAGTGTTTTTACTCTAGAAGAAATACTAATTATGTATAACTTACTTAATATATACATATTATATCATACTTTGGACCAAAAGTCAATACCTTTTCTTAAACTATTTTATAAGACCTTGAAAGTAAAGAAGTAATAGGGACAGAAAGATCTATAGTCAGTTCCTTTTTTACACTTACTAAGGGTGTTTTTCATAATTTCTGTGAGAAAATTTCTTCGCGTGGTATGCACAATACACGGCACCCCCGTCCCCCCTTGTACCCCCCTTCATTAAAATTCCTCCATGTGTCCTTAACATTAATCTTTTCTAAACCTTTTGCGAGTAGAGGCAGTGAGGCATGTAAAAAATCTTTGACATCTTAAGATTCAGTTAATTTGTGTGTCACCACAGTATTAAATCCTCGTAACATTAAACCATTGTAATCATTTGAATCTCTTAACCTTTCCTTAACTCATTCGTGCCATCGCGCACACGATCCTTATTCCATACGAGGGAAGGTCTGTATCATTATGATATGTATAACTTAATCATACATTACGCAATTGTAATTTGATTTCCCATCTGCCCTGTGTCATCTTGTGTTCATCGAAGCACAACGGAGATACAGACATGACAACCCTTCCTAGCGGCTTTAGCCGTACCATGAGCCGCGCTTCACAGCGTGAAACCCTCGCCCGTATGGTTGCAGAACACCGGGCTAATAGTAGCAAGGCTACGCCTCTGGAACAGGCATACTTCGGGCGCAAGTCTTTCCGGGTATCCTAGGTTACAGGATTGTAATTTGACAGGGTGGGGTTTATCCCCTACCTTGCCAGACATAGGGAGTGTAGCTCCCGCTACTTAATAGAGTTCAGGTGAACCTCACCTAGCTGTAGATGGCACTTGGGATAGTCCCTTGCCTGACACTTGCTAACATGTGAGGGGAACCCCCGGTAACGGGAACGCTAGTCTTGACTGCACGTGACGCGTGTAGACCTAGGTAATCCTTAGGGGGCTAGTACGGTTAGTAGCTTACCGCTGCGCATAGGTCAAGTGTATCTTGTCTTGTGCCTAGTGGTAACAACAGAAGAGTATGACCATGTATGGATTTATTCACGGCTTGTTGGAGTTCAAGCGACGTAGTTCTGACATTAGTGTCAGGGGTGCATTCAAACTATGGTTATGGGATATAAAGGGATAGAGTTATGTATATCGAAGAAGAGTTGATTGAACTACGTAAGTCATGGGTCTTAGAGAAAAGTATGGAAGCCGATAACATGAAGGCTATTGAACGCTATCAAGCGGGGCTTATCACGGCTGAAGAGCTAGCTGCACTACTTATCTTTAATATTGCAGTGCACACCAAGAAATTGGAAAGGGTATGTCATGTCTAAACGACCCGGTAAACGTGAACGTATCAAGTCAAAGCAAGCGAAGGCGACCCGTCGTGCAATCATTGAAAAGAATCTATCATCGCCTTACCCGCATGATTTACCTAGAACTGACATTAGGACTAATGCTAGTCAGTTGGCTCGTGTTGAATCTATGGCTCCGTTGATTACCAATGCCAAGGGGTTACGATCACCAAAGAAACACCGTGCATTATCAACAGGCTTTGAATTCAATCCAACGCCACGCAAGGTTACTATTGAAGTAAGCAATAGCTACCAGCCGGAACACCGGAGGAATTACAAGAGATTCTCGTCTAAGTGATGAGATACCACAGGGCCATGTGTCACTGCCCAGCCTTAAAGTGACGCTTCTATTGGAGTATTAGAAATGAATATCGACCTGACCAAACTGCCTTCTGTTAAGCAGCAAATGGCCGCTCATAAGCAGATTGCTACGAGTGCAACGAAGCTGCAAGAAAAGATTCACACCTATGGTGTCATCGCTCTTGCTCACGCTGAACAGCATGGTGATGCACGTATGTTGCAGAACCTGTATAACTCACTGCCTAATGGCCAGCGCCGTGAAGCCCTACTAAAATGGTCTGAAACCTATAGCCCTGTTCGTGTCACGCAAAAGGGTGCGAAGTGCGGTGTGTTGAAGGAATCAGCTAAGACATATGTTCCTTTCGACATTGAAGGCGCTATGGCTAATCCGTATTGGGAGCTTGACGAACGCAACGGATTCAGCCTTGACTTGGATTCGATGAACTTCAAGGCCATTGTGGCTGCTGCTCTTAAGCAGAAACTGAAGCGTATTGATAAGGCTGTCGAAGCCGATGCAGATGAGAAAGACCCATACACCTTGGACTTCAATCCTGATGAGTTGAAAGCAGCTATCATTGCCGACGCTCGTAAGGCTGGGTTTGAGATTGGGGTAGCAACGCCAGAACAGGTGGCGGCCTAAGTCCTAACCGACCATTAATAGGATGTGATACTTCGCATCTACCTAAGGCCCTGTCATGTATTTGATGGGGCCTTTTTACAGTGGCGGAGCCATGCTCCTATTTAGTAGTCTATCTATCATCATGCTAGGGAGACCCCTGCACAATTAACAAGGAGGATGCACTATGAAAAATGTTTTTGATAATGCTAAAGTATTTGGTTATGCTGCAGTATCTGGTGATGCTAGAGTATTTGGTTATGCTGCAGTATCTGGTGATGCTAGAGTATCTGGTTATGCTGCAGTATTTGATAATGCTAGAGTGTTTGGTTATGCTGTAGTGTCTGATAATGCTGAAGTATCTGGTAATGCTGTAGTATCTGGTTATGCTGCAGTATCTGGTAACGCTAGAGTATCTGGTAACGCTAGAGTATTTGATAATGCTAGAGTATCTGGTTATGCTGAAGTATCAGGTGATTCTGCAGTATCTGGTAATGCTGCAGTATCTGGTAATGCTGTAGTATCTGGTTATGCTGCAGTATTTGATAATGCTAGAGTATTTGGTTATGCTGTAGTGTCTGATAATGCTGTAGTGTCTGGTTATGCTGCAGTATCTGGTAATGCTGTAGTATCTGGTTATGCTGCAGTATCTGGTAATGCTGCAGTATCTGGTGATGCTAGAGTATCTGGTTATGCTGTAGTGTCTGATAATGCTGAAGTATCTGGTAATGCTGTAGTGTCTGGTTATGCTGAAGTATCAGGTGATTCTGTAGTATCTACACAACAAGGTTGTATGTTTGGTTACTTCAAAGGTAGGACAGGTATTTACGGTCTAACCTTAACCCGTACTAAACGAGGTAATGTACGGTTTGTATGGGGCTGTAGGTCTGGTGATGACTTGAGAAAATGGCTCAAGCAACCCGGTTATACAGATGATATCAAAGCACCTGTCTTAGCATTCTTGACAGCCTTTGAACTCGCCAATCCAGTATAGGTATCTATCACCGTGCTTGACATCATTGTAAGGAGCACAGCTCCGCTGCTAATATGGTCACTAACGGCCTACTCATTTGGTTTAGTATTACACTCTTGCTTGAAAGGAAGTAAAGATGACACCTCAACAAATCTTTGACACAGTTGCAACACACCTCTCTAATCAAGGGGAACAGTCCTTGAATGAGGGTGGTGATTGTAGGTATCGTGGGCCTAGAGGCCTTAAGTGTGCTGTTGGCCAACTTATTCCAGATGATATGTACTCCATTGCAATGGAACATCGTACAGTTATAGCCCTTGTTGTCGAGTTCACTATGCCTGACTTCTTTACAGACAATCAACAACTCCTCAACAATCTTCAAATTATTCATGACTGTCGTGAAGTAGAAGAGTGGAAAGAAGGTCTTGAGAATCTTTGTAGTGAGCTTAACCTATCACCAACTGTTCTTGACACCCTTGAATTTAAACCCAAAGTAGGAGAATAACCATGCATATTCAAACAACACGTTCTGATGCTGAGATGGCATCTGTTGAGAACATGGCACGTGACATTGAACGGTCTACTTTCCGTAAGTCCAAGATGCCTTCACTTGAACGTCGTCAGGGTGCACAGTGTCACCCTATTTCCCATGAACCTAACACCTCTAAACTGGGTGATATGTACTCACCTGAGGCTTGGGAGTTCATGAAGCGTGCATGTTGTGTGCGATAAGGAGTTTAATTGATGTTTACTATATCTCTGTTTATATTTGCTTTCGCCGCAGCCTTATCTATCATCTCTTTGCTTGGCTGGACTGAGCAGTGGGAAGAACAAGGTTATGAGAATGCTAGCTCAAAGGTCCAGACATTTACTTGGATTCTTATCGTCATTGGGTGGGTTATCTTAGCCCTTGCCCACCTGATCTACTAGCACTTGCCCCCTTGGTGGAATTGGTAGACACGACAGACTTAAAATCTGTTGCCTAGAGCGTACTGGTTCAAGTCCAGTAGGGGGCACCAACATTTAACGAATCAGCAAGGTAGGTGCCTCTGAGCCTACCACTGTCAGGTGTGACATGTGTATCTCTTAGATGCAAATGACAATGCACCTATGGTGTTCAAGGCTGCGGCCTAAACATCAATAACGGTATGGGCTCCACCGTTTTACCTAACGGGCCCACTAATTACTAATTTGTAACTTTACAAAAGTCTAAAAGTATGCTACCCTAGTATTGTTGGGTCCAAGGGTGAAACCCTTAGTATAGAGAGAGTGTTATTATGCGTTATAACTATATACCTACAGATGGCAAAGCTATCAAAGCATTCACAGGTAATATGCCTATTGAAGATAGCGCCATGTCTCAACTACACAATATTGCATCTCTCCCCTTCTTACACAAACACCTAGCAGTGATGCCTGATGTACACATGGGTAAAGGTGCTACTGTTGGTTCTGTTATCGCAACTAAAGGGGCTATCGTACCTGCTGCTGTAGGTGTAGATATTGGTTGTGGTATGATGGCAGTACGTACTACTATTAAGGCTGACCAACTCCCTGACAATCTTCATTCAATCAGGTCTGAGATGGAGGCTGCTGTACCTCATGGCCGTACTAACAATGGTAACATCCAAACAGATAAGGGTGCATGGCAGGATGTACCTATCTATCACCAACTAACAACTAAGCAGTTAAAT